GATTACCCGCCTGCTGTTGACATGCAATTTTGTAACTGTTATATATAAAGCAAGGGCGAAAAGCTGATTTTGTTTAGTAAGCGCTTAATTTTTAGGTATGATAGAAAAAATCCCCGACTACTTTTCAGTAGCCGGAGCACCTTGACAGTTCACATATAATTGATTTGATTCGTTTACACGATGTTCGATTTCAGCTTTGACAGTTTCGTTCCATGGAGCCAGAAGTTCTAATTCATCATCGCTCATCCTATCATTAGGCACTTTTTCCAGCAGATAAGTAAGATAGTGATAGACGTTTACTCCATTGGCTTTTGCCATTTCTACCATAGTGTACACAACAGCACTGGCCTGGGCTCCATTTGGTGTGTCACAGAACAACCAGTTTTTACGGCCTACTGTAAATGGACGGATCGCATTTTCGCTGAGATTATTAGAAAAACTGCAGCGGCCATCTTCTAGATAGGTGGACAGATAGGAGCGGCGGTTCTGAATGTAGGTGACAGCTTTATCCATTCTGCTTCCACGGGTAGGGTTCTGCTGATCAAGCCACGACAAAAAGCCTTCTACTACCGGCTTTTCTTTTTCAAGACGCGCCTTTTTGATAGCATCGAAGGAAGAATACTTTGATCTGATCACATCTTCCAGATGGAAGAGCTGGTTAATGTACAGCATTCCCTGTACGGATGGCAGGGTATAATCCAAAGCTTTTCCTTTGGGAATGGCATCTGCCAGATATCTTCTGATGTGTGCCCAGCAAGCTGTGCGTTTGGCATCTGGAACTTTATTGTACCCACTATAGCCATCGCACATCAGATAACCCTTGAAGCCGTGAAGAAAATCCACAGCATTGTCTCCGGCCCGGGTCTCCGAATATTTATAGAGGATAATAGGTATTCCTCCGTCTTCACCGCTGCGGAACAGCCACATATATGACTTTGTCTGAGCGCGGCGTTCCGGTTCATGCAGAACCTGAAGTGGCGTTTCATCTGCCATCGCGAATCCACGTTCCAGAAGTTTCCTGTGGAAGTATTCGTACATAGGAAGAAAAAACGCTTCGGAATTCCGGATCACCCAGTTTGCCATAGTAGCTCTGGTGATCTCTACGCCATACTGTTTCCAGTCCTTTTCCTGACGGTAGTATGGAAGACCATTACAAAACTTCTGGTACATTACCCAGGCAACTGTTCCGGCAGAAGCCATTCCATAAAGCATATGGGCTCTGCCATCTTTTCCTTTTTTAATGACCGGAATATCCTGAAGTTTGCACTGCGGACACTCATAGTTCTTACTATAGTATTCATATACTTTCAGTTTTGCCGGTACAAAAACCAGCTCCCGGCGGACAAACTCTTCCCCGATTTCTTTCAGTGGAGTACCACAGGAAGGGCAGAGTTTCTCTTCCTCAGAAAGTTCCAGATACTTTTTCTCAACAGGAACTCCCTTAAACCGTTCAGCGTCTGTAGCTCTTGCTTTTCGTTTTTTTGCTGTTTTTTCCGGAAGAAGTGCTTCAAGATCCTCTGCTTTTACAGCTTCTGGATTCTGTTCCAGTTCCGCTTCATTGAAAAAGTTTAACTGGCCTGGAATATCGATGGTTCTTTTTTCGCTGGAGGTGCCAAACAGTTTTTTACGGAGAAGGTCTATCTCTTCTTTCAGGTTATCCCGTTCCTGGGTAAGAGACTCTTCCCGTTTATTGGCAGCATCGACAGTTGCCTGAAGTGTTTTTATCATCTTTTTGAGATCGTTTATCATGTCCTTCAGCTCATGGAGCTGGATATCTTTAGAACTGTCTGCCACTGCTTTTTCCTCCTGTTTCTGATATTTCCATTATACCAGAAAACAGGGACTTTTCCCAGCAAAACAGCGGATTTACCAAGACTTGAAAGTGCTGAAAATACAGCAAAAAATGCGAGTTTTATGTGCATCTTTTTCATGTTGACTTAATCGCTTTTGGCTGCTCAATATCAAGGCCAGACATCAGCCAGTCGAACTCCCGCCATGTAAGATTCCGGACTTCAGATTTATTTCTGGGCCACCGGTAAGAACCTTGGGCAGTCAGTCTTTTGTAGATCATAACGATTCCATCCGGTTCTTTTAAAATAGCTTTGATGCGGTCACATTTACGTCCACAAAAAAGAAAAAGTGCATGGTCGATCTCCATCGAAAACTGTTCCTGGATGATCGCACACAATCCATCAATGGACTTGCGCATATCGGTTCTGCCACAGACGATATAGATTGCATCAACACTTGAGATATCCGCTAACATAGTGACTCCTTCAGCGTATCCATAAGCATCTTCAGAAGTACCGGTTTGATCTCATTACTCATTCGTATAAGCAATCCGTCTGCTTCGATTTCAATCGTATGTGAATTGTCAAGGTGCATAGGACTGTTTCCATTATCTGGAATCAGTCCTGCCGGAGAAGACTCCGGTTCTATAGCGATCTGGACTACATCCTGTTTATGGGACGTAAGGTGAAGAGTGCTAGCTTTTCCAACTGGATCCGGTATCTGGCAGGCTTTTTTGCGGAGACGGGTAACTGCATTGTAAAAACAGCTGGGAGATATCCCGTGTTCATTACACCATGCAGCATCTGTCAGGCCACTTTGTCTGCATTCGGTTACCAGTTCCATCCATTCATCCAAGGAACGTCCTGGAGCACGTTTATTACTCATAATGAAACCTCCAAATGTAGTAAATTTCTATCTCCTATCAAGGGGAGTGTAGAAAAAATCTATTTACTATCATTATGAGTTTAAAAACGTAGACAGTAAAGCTACCCAAGATTTAAGCGCTTACGAAATAATACCCACGTATTACAGAAAGAGGGTTGATAAAATGAATAGCTTTATAAGCTGGATCGGTGGCAAGAAGTTACTGAAAAGAAAGATCATTGAACAGTTTCCAAAGAATTTTGACAGATACATTGAGGTATTTGGTGGAGCCGGATGGGTACTGTTCGACAAAGAAAAGCATGCGGACATGGAAGTATACAACGACATGAACGGAGAACTGGTGAATCTGTTCAGGTGTGTAAAATATCATCCGGATGCATTACAAAAAGAGCTGGACTGGATGCTGATATCCAGGGAACAGTTTTTCAACTGTGTTGCCCAAAATGAGATTCAGGGCATGACAGACATACAGAGAGCAGCGAGGTTCTACTGTCGAATAAAACTAAGTTTTGGTGCTGACCTTGATTCGTTTGGTGTGCGCTCAAGAGATATGCAGGGAACGATAGAATATCTGCAGAAAGCATCGAAGAGATTGAATAGAGTAGTAATTGAGAATGTCGATTTTGAGCGTCTTATAAAAACGTATGACCGGGAGTCGGCATTATTTTATTGCGATCCGCCGTATTATGATGCAGAAAAATATTATCCAGACAAGTTTCAGTCGGAAGATCATGCGAGACTGAGGGATGCGCTTTCCCGGATTAAAGGTAAGTTTATCCTGTCTTACAATGACTGTCAGGAGATCCGGGACTTGTACGCAGGATATGATCTGATCGAAGTAGATCGGCAGGACAATCTTGTAACGAAAACTAACCCACGTCGTTACAGGGAGTTAATTATAAAAAATTATTAGAAAAAAGTGGGTATTATTTCGGAAGTGGATGAAAGGTGGTGAGCCCGGATGACAAAAAAGCAGAAAAGATTTGTAGAAGAATATTTGATTGACCTGAATGCCACTCAGGCAGCCATTCGGGCGGGGTATTCTCCGACCACGGCAAAAGAGATCGGATGTGAAAACTTAACAAAACCTAACATTTCAGAAGCAATCGCGAAAGCAATGGCGGAACGTTCGCGAAGGACAGGGGTTAATCAAGATCGCGTACTTCAGGAGTTGGCCAAAATTGCATTTGCAAAGATCACGGACGCAGTGGATCCGAAAACAGCAACCGTGAGGGAAGATGCCTCCGAAGATGATTTGGCTTGTATTCAGTCGATTAAAATAAAACCGAATGAGTTCGGAACAGAAAGAGAAATCAAAATGTATGACAAAAGGTCTGCGTTAGTGGATCTTGGAAAACATCTTGGATTATTTAATTCCGATAAGGAGCAGGAAAAGCCGATTCAGATCACTTTTGTGAAGGCGAGTGAGAAGCAAGATGGCGGATAATATTGATTTTGCATTAAATGATCATTTCTATGATTTTGTGGATGACTGGAACTATAAATTTTATTTTCTGGTCGGCGGCTATGGAAGTTCTAAGAGTTATCATGTGGCCGTAAAACTGATTAAAAAATTGCTTGAAGAGAAACGAAAAGCTTTGGTTGTCCGAGAGGTCTTTGATACGATCAGAGACTCTTGTTATGACCTTTTGCAAGAAGTTGCTGAAGCTATGGGTGTTGATGGCTATTTGACGTTTACATCATCGCCGATGCAGGTCAAGTTTAGCAATGGCAGCAGGATTATTTTTAAAGGGATGGATAAACCGGCAAAATTAAAATCCCTGAATGGTGTATCCATCGTATGGATTGAGGAGTGTTCAGAAGTGAAATACGCAGGATTCAAGGAGATACTCGGACGTTTGAGGCATCCGACTCTAAGCAATCATATCATTCTATCAACAAACCCGGTCAGTAAAGGAAACTGGTGTTATAAATATTTCTTTCAGGACAAAAAGAAGAAAGTATTTGTTTTAGATGATGAGAAACTATATAAAGAGCGAACCGTAGTTGTCGGGAACACGTACTACCATCATAGTACTGTTGACGACAATTTTTTTGTGCCTAAAGAGTATGTGGAGCAGTTGGATGACTTGCAGACACATGACCCGGATCTATACCGTGTGGCAAGGCAAGGGCGGTTCGGAGTAAATGGCACGTTGGTATTCCCGCAATTTGTTGTAGAGTCGGCTGAACAGGTGTCAGAAGAAATACGATCCATTAAGGATCCACTGGAAAAGAACGGTATGGACTTCGGATTTGTGACTTCTTACAATGCAGCACTCCGCCTGGTGGTGGATCACACGGAGAAGATCCTGTATATTTACCGGGAGTACTACAGCCGGAATAAAACAGATCCGGAGATAGCGGAAGATATGAAAGACTGGAAAGATATTGTGATCAAAGCAGATTGTGCAGAGCCTAAGGCGATTAAATATTATAAGCAATCGGGCTTCCGGATGAAGGCGTGTAAGAAATTCAAAGGCAGCAGGGCGATGTATACGAAGAAAGTAAAGCGATTTAAAAAGATTGTATGCTCCGATGCCTGTCCGAATACGATCGATGAGCTTCAGGACTTGACCTTTGCGGTAGATAAAGATGACGAGATCATTGAAGATGAATTTAATATCGATCCGCATACATTATCGGCAATATGGTACGCTTTGGACGATTACGAGGTTTCGGACTTAAAAGGCGGCGGATTAAGAACACTTGGAACGAGGTGACAAGGTGAAAATAAAAGAATTATGGAACAAAATCAGAAAGGGCGTGAAAGCGGGAATGGCAGCGGTAACAGAGAGCAACGTACTTACGGACAACAGAGTTGTAAGTATGATAGAAAAATTTAAAGCTTCGGGAAAATATAAGTTGATGCAAGAGGGGGAACGGTACTATCAGGTGGATAACGATATTAAGAACCGAAAAATTACAAGGAAAGTAGACGGGCATAAAGAGGAAGAGACATGGAGGGCGAACAATAAACTTGCCCACGCGAAGTATAAAATTCAGGTAGATGAGAAAATTGCATACTTGCTCACAAAGCCGGTTACATACAAAACAGACGGAGCAGATAAAAACGACACTTATGTCGAAAAGGTCAAAGATGTACTTGGGAAACACTTTCAGTATCAACTTACACAACTCGGATATGAAGCATCAAACAAAGGGATTGGATGGTTGCATGTATATCTTGATCCGAAAGGAAAACTGAAAACAATCATGATCCCGGCGGAGCAGTGCATCCCGTACTGGTCGGACAGAAGCCACACAGAACTGGATGCCATGATCCGTGTATACAATACGACGGTATGGCAGTATAACCAAGAGAAAGAGATTACGAATGTAGAAATTTGGACAAAGGACGGCGTAAAATATTACCGTTTAGAAGGACAAATGCTCGTTTACGATAACGATAAAAGTATGGATGCAGGCGGACCCGTAGCGCATTATAAAAGTGTAGAGGAGTGGGAAACATGGGGGAAAGTGCCATTCATTCCGTTTAAAAACAATCAGATCGAAATGCCGGATATCAAATTCGTGAAGAGCTTAATTGATGGCTATGATTTAGGGCGCAGTGAAGCGGCGAACTATATGGATGAGGTCAAAAACCTGATATTTGTCTTAAAGGGGTATGGAGGTCAAAATCTATCAGATTTTATAAAACAGCTCAATGAAGACAGAGCAATTTTGATCGATGACACAGAAGATGGAGGCGTCGATACGCTTACGCCGCAAATGGATATTACTGCATTGCGAGAGCACTACGAGCAGTTAAACCGCGATATTGTAGAGAGTGGGCAATCGGTAAATAAAGATTTGGACAAATTCGGATCAGCGCCGTCCGGCGTGGCTTTGAAATTTATGTACAGCAGTCTTGACCTTAAATGCAAACTTATGGAAACGGAGTTCAGCAGAGGGTTTGAAATGCTATTGTATTTTGTGGATCTGTATTTGCAGATTTCCGGACAGGGAGATTACGAAAAGATTGATGTAGGGTTGGTCTTTAACAAAGATATGGCGATAAACGAGACGGAGCAGATTCAAAATTGCAGCAATTCACAAGGAATCGTATCAGACGAAACACTAATCGCGCACCATCCTTTTGTGTCTGATGTGGAAGAAGAGTTGAAAGCACTGAAAGAACAGAAAGCAGCAGAAGGACCAGCATGGGACACAGCACCGCCAGTAAAGGATGATGGAAATGGAGAAGAATAGTGAATACTGGGAAAAGCGCATAGCTTCGGAGACATGGAAAGTTTACAATTCCTTAGAGGAAAAGAATAAGGAGCTGTTGCAATTTTACATTGAAGCAAGCGAAAGCGTAAAGGATGAGCTCTATCGACTGGCTGAGAAGTACAGCAAGGATGGAGTTCTTTCTCTGTCTGAAATGTATAAACAGAACCGTCTCACAGAATTGAACGGAAAGTTTGAAAAGATCATAGAGGATCTTGGGCATTCAACGGAAGCATTTGCGAAGAAAAACATGCAGGATGGATTCGCAAAAGTGTATGCGGATACCGCGGCAGGCATGGGAGATCTTGATTTTTCAATGCCGAATAAGAAACTGATGGAGAAGCTGATGGAAGCGCCGTGGCGAGGGGATAATTTTTCGGGAAGACTTTGGAAGAATCAAAAGAAATTGGCAGTTAGTCTGAATGATATTCTGCTTACTGGATTGCAGCAGGGAAAGACGGTAACAGAGATTGCGATTGCGTTACATAACCGGATGGGTCAAGGTTTCAATGAATGTCATAGACTTGTCCGTACTGAGAGTATGCACTACCTGAATGACGCAGCCTTGCGCCGGTACAAAGATGCTGGTGTGGAATATGTTCAGGTTTGGGCAGCACTGGATGAAAGAACCTGTGATATTTGCGGAGGATATCATGAAAAGGTCTATCCGATCGAGAAGTGTGTTCACGTTCCGCTGCATGCGAATTGTCGGTGTACGATCATCCCAGTTACGGATGAGAAATTGATTGCGGCATATGAGAAAAATCATCCTGACGAGTTAGAATCGGATATCGGACAGAAAATAGTAGATCGTATTACTGGGATATCAAAACAGAGAAAGATGTTTGAACAGAAAGTTGAAAATATAAATGATATTTGTGTAAGAACATTATTAACCCAATCGTTGGAAAGGACTACTATAAAAAGGGCAAAAGGAAGAAAGTCTAAATATTCGGCTAGAGCGTGTTTGAAAAATAAAAATTGCACAAAACGCATGTTTCATTTCCCTTTTTCATGATAAAATAAAGAAAAAGGGGTGTTCACTATGT